CTATGATAGCGGATTTTAAGGCGTTAACAAGGACAAGGCCAAAAGCACGAGCTAAGCTTTTTAGCCCAGTCAAGGTTAACTTTTGCACACCAATTAAGCGAAGTAGCTCTTTTCTTGCGGTGACTGTCCAGCTGGCAAAAGTTTTCATAGCCTTTATGCCTGTTTGCATAGCATCAATGCCTGAGCCAAGAAGTTTGACCCCTGCCCCTAAGAGCATTAATCCACCTCCAACCACGACGAGAGCCCCTCCAGCAACGGCAATTCCTGCCCCAAGTATTCCAGTTAGCTTTTCGTGCTTAATCATGAAGTCATTGAGTTTGTCAAAGAGATCGTTCAAAAATTCAAATACTTTCCCAAGTTGTAAAGCTTTGGCGGTTGCCCCTCCGAAATAGGCTATAGTGTTTTCAATTGTTCCTGATAGTGCATCCCATTTTTGTTTGTGAGTTTCTAATATTTTATTGATCCTTGTTTGCATGTCTGCTTGTTGTTCCATACGCTTTAGCATTTCATCTAAACCAGCAACTCCTGTTTCCAAAAGTAGCTTAGCTGGTCGCATTCCTTGCTCACCAAACAGTCTTCTTAAAACAACCAACTGTTGTTGGGGATTGAGTGCTTTAAGTTTTTCAAGTTCAGCTATCATAGCTCGAATACCTTTAAACTGACCTTTCTCATCAAAGAATTCAAGTTTTATCCCATATTCTTTAAAAACCTCTCCTACAAGCTCTCTCATTTTTTTGGTTTTTAGTCTATGGTTCAGCTCAGCAAGCATTTGCAATAAATCAGCGACATTTGTTCCAGCTTGCGAACCTTCCATAGCCATTCTGCTAAGAATACCATACATTGCAGTCACTTCTTTAGCTTTTTCTAAACCAGTTAAACCCAGCGATTGAAAAGTAGAGCCTGCATATTTAAAGGAGTAGATTAAATCGTGTATATCCACACCAGATGCAAATTTTACCCTCTGCAAAATATCTAAAAATTTCTCCATGTCTTTATCTACAATTCCTAATGCTTCACCTAATTTAGCAGTTGCTAAAGCAGCTTCCTTATAGTTCATTCTCATAAGCACAGCAAACTTAGCTGTAGCCTCACCTACTCCATTTAGGATTTGCTGGGTTTGAATACCTTGTTCCCTTTGCACAATAAACATCTCGATCATATCTTTAGTGGTTCCGGGTAGCATTGTCCCAAGCTTTGCTGCAAGATCTTCCAGTTTTTTATACTCTTCAGATACTTTGCCTGTATTGTCCATCAGTAGCGCTTGAAGCCTCGCTTGAGCTTCTTCTAAATCTGCGAAAGTTGATACCGCCTTCTGGATCGGGGCAACCATCATCATTCCTTTGGCCATGGATCTCATACCCAGGCTTTCCATCCTCTCCCCAAGCTCCTTGAACTTTTGCGAAATCTTAGCTACCTCGGTTAGGGCATTATTGCTCATCTGCTTAAAGACCTGAGAAGCCTGGTCTATCGCTTTTAGCATTATCCCTATGGTAAAAAGGGCATTCATGGTATAATTCTCCTATGTGGATTGTATGGGTTGTTATATTCTTGTATGCTTTTATCTATATTTGCGCATACATCCTTGCTGGCATAGGAATAGCAGTCTACCTTGTCTATCTCATAGCTAAGCATCTTTTTTCCTACTTTAAGCTTAAATATAAGCAAAGGCATATTCATAAGCTAAATAAGAAGTATCTCCGGGATAGGCTAAGGCACCTTCCTTAGCTCTTCTACCTCCTTTTCTGCAAGTTTGCTTGCCTTTCTCAGCCAAAAGCTTAGTTCCTCTACATCCATCTCGCTCAGCTCTGAGATGCTCCATCCTGTGTATTTGCTGAGGGCAAGGATGTCCTCTGCGGAGATAAAAAAGGAAGATAAGTCTCAGCAAAAACATTCTGAAGTTGTAAAACAAAAGCAAGGTCCATCTCGTAAATATCCTCAAGGGCGATCTTTTTTCCGTCAACTTCCACAAGCTCAGTTATCAAAGCCCAGATAAGCTCATCCGTTGTGTTTGCTTTTACTTGAGCATTGATGAGATGCCGACCCTTGCCTCTATAGATCACAACCTTTTTACCCTGTATCTCAAGCTCTCTTAAAATCTCCATCCTTGCCTCCTAAAGGTTCTTACATTCCATTACATTCCGAGGGCAGCTCTTACTTCAGCAAGTAAGTCCTCACCGTTTACTCGGTAGATGTAGTTAAACTTATCTATCTCAAGTATCTCCTCTCCGTCTACTTCAAGCTTGAAATAGTGAGCCTCAAACTCTACATCTGAAGTCTCATCTGAGCCCTGTTTAAATCCCATGAGCTTTGTCTTATAGAAAAAGCCCTTGATGGTTGCCTTAACTGGAATGAAACCCATCTTGCCGGTTGTTACATTGTATTTTTGAATAGCCGCTCTTATATCAAGCAGGGGAGAATAAGAGGAATCAAAAAACACCTTCAAGGCTTCCTTATCTATGGATTTGAACTTGATAGTCCCCTTAAGCTTGTCTATATGCCCAATGAGCGGAACTTCCATGCCTCCAGCAACACCCATTACATGCATGTCAACTACCTTGTGGTTAATCTCCGGCAAGGTCACCTCAGCCTTGCCAAGCCAAGTCTTTCCGTCTACATAAACATTGGCGTCGTTTAGGACATTTGGATATTCAAAAGCCATCTTAGCCACCTCCTTTTCTATTTTTTTTAGATATCAAAGCTTTAGCCTCCGAAGAGGTTGTTAAAGTAGGTCACATCTACTTCTAAGATGTATTCAATGGTTTCAGCAGGCGGTGGGGCAAGATAGGTGATGTAGAACCTAATTATGCCGTTTGCGAGGTCTGTAAGCGGATTATCCTGCGGACGGAAATAAACCTTTGCCCCAATGAGAAAGTTTCTACCTACTAAACCATTTAGCCAAATGTTAACCGTTGAGACTACAGTTTCTATCAACCTCTTGTTCATTGGGTCGTCTACCTTTTGCCAGGTCAAAAGCACAAGGTTGTTCTCTATCCAATTAGCCATTCTTCGACAGGGTATAAAGGCATCCTTGATGTCTGTTTTCTCTGGAAAGGCGGTTGTTCTATTACCCCAGAGCTTCCAGCCAGAAGTGAACCTAAAGACCGTGCATATTCCTTGCTCGTTAAGATAGTTCGCCTCTTGAATGGACAGGATCTTCTCCGGGGCATCTATGCGGAGCTCTTTGTTAGATGGGCTCTCGTAAGGGACGCCTGTATTCTTTTCGTCAACCTTAGCGGTTAAGCCTGCCGCATGGGCTGATAACCAATGCTTCATTCCGTTAAACTTGGCATGAGGCCAAAAGACCACCGCATGAGGCGACCCAAAGTTATCTTTAAAAGCCTTGGCATCCGTTGGCAAAATAGCATCTGGGGGAGTATCGATGTAAGCCATGGCTTTGAAGTGATTGTTTAGCTTTTCAGCCTTTGCGATCATGGCGTTGGCTACGCTTTGATGATAACTAAAGCCCGGGGCTAAGATGGTGCCTACTACCTTGCCAAAGAGGGAAAAGACCTCTTCAATGGTCTCAAGCCCAGTTCTTTTCCCAGTCGTAGAGTTGTAGCCACCTATGACCTCACCAGGAGTGATAACAGTTGGGTCCGGATTGCCTTGGGCGTCTTTGTGAATATCAGGGTCGAACACATTAACAAAGATGGCTGGGGACATTTGATAGAGAGTAAAATAAATCCTTGCAAACTGAGAAAGCGTATACTTCTCTTCGCTTTCCCCTTCAGGGACCTCTCCGAAGGTCTGCACATACTCCTTGTAGCTAAAGATAAGCTTAGGCTCATTGATGGGTCTTGCCCCAGATGGAAGCATCTGCACCGGAGCTGTCCCTACCACAAAAGGTAGAGCACTATCGCAAGTCCTAACCCCAAGTATCTTGGTATCAAGCTCTTGAATGTATACTCCATGCTGAAAAGCCATCTCCACACCTCCTTATGTTTATTTAATTTCTATAAGCTCTCCGTTCTCAATCAACCTTCTAACCTGTGGGCAATCAGGAAGCCCTATGTAAACCGTGTTCGGTATGAGCTGATAAAGGACCCCTTCATGCGTAAAGTGATTGATAGCCTTGCCTACATACCTAAGCTGTCTGGGGATTTCTTCCTTTGTGGCTTCTTTAGTCTCCTCTTTAGTCTCTTCTTCAACCTGAGGCTTGTTTAAATCTTGGTTTAAAGCTTGTTCTAAAGCTTCGTCCTTTTTACGGGGCATGCTTCACCTCCACATAGGGCATGTATATTGCTAATTCAAAGTTCTTCTCAAAAAGGTAGGGCTTTTTCCCCTCTTCCTCGTTTTTGAAAAGCTGTCCCTTATCCCTAACCTTAGCGGAAACAGTTATCCCAAAGCCATCTACTACCGGAATGCTAATTGGTTCATGGAAGAGCTTCTGAAGCTTAAAGCATGCGGAAATTACCTCATCTAAAAAGACATCAGGTCCATCGCCTTGGGCGGTAAGCGTCAAAAGACATTCCATCTTAAGAGTGTAAACATTTTGTATGTCATACCCTGTGAAATCAGTATCTTTCACAAACTCGCTAAACTCGCTAAACTCGCTCACAAACTCAAATCCAGAGAACATGAGCCTCAAGTGAGGTTCTGCTGGCATAACTGGCTGAGGCTCAACGAGCACAGTAAGCCCAGTTTCTTTCTTTAGAAAATCAGAAACGATATGCTTTATCACTCCAGCGTAGCCTATATCCCTTACGCTAAACTCTCTTACTTCTTTAGCCATCTCTCAACCTTCTTGGTGATTACTTGGACATCGGCATCATCTACCTTGAGATAAGGTCTTGCTGGGATCTGAACGCTATCTTTAAGCACAAAAAGGACCTGAGGTTTTCCTTTTTTATCAGCATAAAGGATGGCTTTTCCTGAGCGAGATTTCCAGACCCTATAGCCTGCAGACTTCATAGCCTTGACTACCGCTTCAGGGCTTGCCCCGTATCTACGCATAAGCTTTCTTGTTTCCCAGCCTGCAGGTATCCAAAGCTTCCTTGCCTTCTTGGGCTGGATTGTGCCTCCAAGCTGGTGGATCCTTCCATAGATGACATTCGTTCCCACTATCACGCTTATAGCATCCGCCTTATGAGTTATCGAGCTAAGAAGCCTTCCTGTATCCCGCAGCGTAAGCCCGGACTTCTTATAAGCCTTAGTTAAAGGGGCATTTTCCGGACGAATGCCTGACCGGATCTTCCTCTGCGTTGAAGATACCATGTATTGTCCAAGTTCATTAAAAAAAGCTGAATTAAAGAGCTTTTGCGGTAGCTCCTTTAACTTCACAAGGTCTGCGATATTTACTTCGCAATGGATCATTCCTTAAAGCCCCTCCAGTCAGGTTTCCCAGGGATTACATAGGCAACTGGTTGCCCCTTCCCGGAAAAGCCTTCTCCTTCAATGCTTGTCCCAAACTCAGCCCTGAGTAGCTCAACCGCATCCTTCGCTTTGTCTCTTGCTATCTCTTCGTTTTCAGCGTAGCTATAGAGCTCATAAAGCGTCCTCTTAAGCAACGCCTGTTTTATAACCGGATGCGTTAAGTCTATCTCTTTCCCGTAGGTGCGAAGCTTGGCCTTAAGCCAGACCATAGCCTTCTCTAAACACCTCTCAACGACTTCTTCCCCTTCATCCCCAATGAGGGCACTCAAATTATAGGGCTTTATCTCTTTTTTTAACTCGGCTATAAGGTCGTTTGGTAGCTCCATACCCAGGTCTAAACCCCCTTAAAAAAGGGTATTTAAAAACATTTATAAACGGGTTTATAAACCGTTTTTTTAAGCCCCCCTATATCCAAATAGGGGGTCTTTAAAAAATGCCCTTATAAGCCAATTTATGAGGTCACATCTGCCCAGCATATAGCGTCAACTACAGGCACTGGTAAGGGCTTAGATTTACCTATTATCTCAACCCCGCTTGGGTTCTTCTTCATCTCATAAGTGGCAAAAAGAGGCAAAGGCACAAGACCAGCCTCAATGTCATCTATAGCGCAGAAGAAAAGAGTATGAGGAGCTTCAAGAGATATGGCGCAAATCTTATTAGGTGGCACTACATACCGGCTCTGGTTGGTTAAAAGGTCAAGATACTTGTAATGCATAAGCTCAACGGTAAAACCAGCTATGTTTATAGCCTTTTCAGTGATCTGAACCGCAATCTTGCCCTCGGTGTCAACATTTAAGGCAAGCCCGGCAAGTGTAGAAAAGGCTTTGGCTCCGGCTAAGAATACTATGTTTCCGTAGCCGTTTTCTATGATGGTCTGGGAAATGGCTATCAGGTCTTCCAAAACTTCCGAAAGCTTTTTACCTGGGTCATCCCAGAGTTTATCTACGGTATAAGCCAAAGTGCTTCCAAAGTTAACGGAATAGGTCTCAAACCCGCTTGCTGTCTTCATAGGATAGGCTATCTCACCGGTTAAAGACTGAGCGGCTAAAGCCTCAGTAGTCTTCCTAACCACTCGCCTTAGAAAATCGACCTTATCCGTGATGTATTGCTGTACACCTTTTGCGGTTAAAAGTTTCATATCGTTTAGTTCCTTTGCGGAAAGGAAGGTTGAAACCTCAATCGGTTGAGGCTCGATGTAAGTTATGCTTCCCTTATCTTCTCCTACTTGGACTGCGGTAGAGCCTCTCCTCACAACTGGAACATTTTTCACCACTCGTTTTATTTCGGTATACCCAAGGACCGGGAAGGGATGCTGTTTCCTGTTTGCTTCAGGGTAGACCCTGTCCATTACCGGGGTCATAAGCGGTGGCAAGACCTGTAAGGTCTCGGCTATAGCCTTTGGGGTAAAAAATTGCCTTAAGTTAATTTCAAACATCCTTCAACCTCCTTTTTGTAGTTTTGTTTTTCTCTTACAAGCGGAGCGTGGGTTTCCCCCTACGCTCAAGAGCCAAAACCTAACAAGTTGGCTTTGGCTTTGGTTTTGGCTTCCTACCTTTTCCCATTCCTGCATCCTCCTTGCTTTTATTTACACTCCGTAGATAGCCTTTAACCTTGCTAAGTCTTTGTCATCTGCCGGCACAAAATTATCTCCTACCTTCACAAGAAGGTTTGTCTTTACCACGCATCCATGGACAAGCACATTGGCTACGGTCTCCTTTGTAGTATCAAGGATATGGGTTAACACTCCGATAGGTCTTGTCGCATAGGCTACTTTGACAGCAGTTCCATTAGCCGGGGCTGAAGAAAAGGTTATGCTTATTTCCCCGGTCTCGTAGTTGATAGTTCCTGAAATACCAGTTCCTGTGATTCTTCCGCAGCCATCATCCTTACCGATAACGCTCCCAGCCTGAACCTCAACGCTTAAACTTGCAATAGGAGCATTAGGCAAGGTTCCATTGAAAGTGGTATTGCTTCCGTTTCCTGTCCCAAGCGTAAAGCGATAATCTTGCGTTTCGG